TGCGCGGCTTTTTGCGCAGGTCCGGTGGAATGAAAAGTTAGAACTCTTGGGGATGACTATGGAAGTGAAAGACTCACATATCGAAATTTACGCCAGGACGAAGAAAGAGCGTTGCGCGCTCCCGGTCTTCTCTGAGTGCGAACTAAGCGTTGAAATTGGCGGGGATGGATTCGCTGAAGTAATCGTAAAGCAGAAGCAAGGAAACGGATCGCAACGCGGAGATTACGGCCGAATTGCCAAGATCACGCTGCACAAGGCGGATGACATGGAGCGCGTCGGGAAAGCTCTCATTGCCCTTGCGCACGCTGTCCGCGAGGTCGAGAGTTCTAACTACAATTAGCCGGCGAACACAACGGAGAACGACGATGGCCGAACGATTGGAAATAAAAAATACTGGCAAATTGGGCAGACTCTCCATCGATCATGATGGAGATGCGCAGTGGAGAAGCCGGCAAAACGCTGTATTGACTGGGAGGCCATGGAGGCGGATTGGCGCGCAGGCGTCAAGTCGGTGCTGCAACTGTCCAAGGAACACGGCGTATCCAGGGCCGCAATCCTCAAGCATTGGGACAAGGAGGGGGTTCCCCGTGACCTGGCGGCCAGGATTGAGGCGCGGGCAAATTCGCTGGTTACACAGGCGGCCGTTACAAGAGAGGTTACACCTGAGAGCCGTGTAACCGAACGCAATATCGTCGAGGCCAACGCCGCAGTGATCGCGGACGCGGTCATCAATCAGCGGGCCGACGTAAGACGAGCCAGGGCTACAGTGCAGCGGCTGTGGTCATTGGTCGATGCCGAACTAGATTACCCAGCAGAGCTGGCGAAACTGGGGGCCATGATGCAGGCGCCCGACGAATTCGGGAACGACAAGCTCAATGAGATGTACATGGCGGCCATCAGCCTGCCGCAGCAGATCAAAAACGTGAAACTCCTCGCGGATGCGATCAAGATCATGATCGAATTGGAGCGCAAGGTGCTCCGGATCGATGACGCCCCATTCGAGGACGATGCCCGTAAAGCTGGCGCGGCGGGTGCTGCAGCGGTAGTGGCCGGGGTCGATGTCGCCATGCAGGCATTGGCCGCTCGTGTGCAGGGGAATGCCAGGGGATGAACGCCGTGGCGGCCATCCCCCTCGATGATGCGCTCCGCGCCATGGTGCAGTCCGCCAGTGGCCCTGAGGACGCGCTGGAGTGGTGGAACCTGATTCGCGCCGCTCATCATGGTGAGGGCGTGCGGTGGCTGGGCCGGAATGACAGGTTTTTCCTGCTCACAGTGTTATTGCATCGTCCAGACGCATTCCACCCATGGATTTACGCCAGGTGCCGCGAGGTCGAGGAGGAAACCGACGATTGCCTCGACCTATGGGCGCGGGAGCACTACAAATCGACCATCATTACATTTGCCGGCGTGACGCAGGAAGTCATCAAGAATCCGGATATTACGATTGGAATCTTCTCGCACACCAAGCCGGTAGCTCGTAAGTTCTTGATTCAACTCAAAACTGAGTTCGAGCAAAACCAAGATTTAAAAACGACATACCCCGAGATTTTTTACACTGATCCTCGCAAAGAGTCGCCGAAATGGTCGGAGGAGAAGGGGATTTGTGTAAAGCGGCTAGGAAATCCAAAAGAAGCGACCGTAGAAGCCCATGGCTTGGTGGATGGCCAGCCGACTGGCGCGCACTTTGCGCTCAGAGTTTACGACGACGTGGTGACGCTCGAATCGGTCAGCACGCCTGAGCAGGTTAAGAAGACCACGGACGCCTGGGCGCTTTCTGACAACCTCGGTGCCCGGGGGGAGGATGGTAAGAGCCGGCGCTGGCATGTGGGGACGCGGTACAGCTACAGCGATACCTACCAGGACATCCTGGACAAGGGCGTCCTCAAGCCGCGCATTTTCCCGGCGACCCATAATGGATTGCCGGATGGGAACCCGGTCTTCCTGTCGCCCGAGGTCTGGGCCGAGAAAAAGCGCACGCAAGGCAGCGCCATTCTCGCCGCGCAGATGCTGCAAAACCCGGCCGCCGGCCAAAACGCACTATTCCGGAAGGAATGGCTGCGCTTCCAGGATGTTCGCCCGGCAACCCTGAACGTCTACATCCTCGTCGATCCAGCCTCAAGCCGGAAGCGCGGCAGTGACCGGACTGCAATGGCGGTGATCGGGATCGATGCGGCGGGTAACAAGTGGCTCATGGACGGCTACCACCATCGGATGCCGCTCAAAGAGCGCTGGCAGCGGCTCAATGGACTGCGCAAGGTTTGGACGTCCATGCCAGGCGTCCAGATCGTGCGAGTCGGGTATGAGAAGTACGGCATGCAATCCGATATCGAGTATTTCGAGGAGGAGATGCGCCGGGAGAAAGACGAGTGGGAAATCGTCGAACTCAACTGGCCCCGCGAGGGCGGTCATGCCAAATACGACCGCATCCAACGTCTGGAGCCTGATTTCCGCTCTGGGCGATTCCTATTGTCGGCCGTCGTCCAGGAAGAGACGGCCAATCAGCGGCGCGTGAAGGCGCTCGGGCAGGCATACCGGATATTCACGCCGGTCAAGCGCACGGATGAGAACAAGGGGATTTATTCCCTGAACAAGACGCTCATCGACGAATTCCTGGTTTATCCGTTCTCGGCGCACGACGACATGCTCGATTGCTGCAGCCGTATCTACGACATCGACGCGACGCCGCCCATTTTGATCGCGGAGGATGAACTGGAGCCCGAATGTTTTGCGGATGGAGTCTGACCTATGGCCAATGAAACCGCGCCACTTCCCCCCGGCATCAGTGTCAGCGAACGCCTCTGGTCCGAGGAAGTCGGCATCGCCAACGCCGATAGCCCGCTGGGCTCTCTGTCTCCGGAAAAAGAGCCTGGATACGAATTTTCGGGCGGCATCAAGTTCAACAGCGGCAAGGGTCCGTATGCAGACTGATATCCCACCGGACGACGACTACGCGAATCTCCCGGAGTCCATTCGGGCGGTTTATTCCAGGGACGAATATTTGTGGCTCACCGATGGGCAAAAGGCCCGTCTGGTGCAACGAGAAACAGAGCCCGACTGGGAGGACGAACTGCAATGAGCATGATCGACATGACCGCATCGCCTGACGTGGCGGCGCTTGATTTCAACACCGCCAGAGAGATGGCGGAGGTTCTCCACTCAGCCTATCCGGGCCATCTGTGGGCCGTGACATGCGAAGGCGAGAAGGGGATTGCCACTGTGCGCAATCTCTCCCTGTCAGGGCAATGGGGATTCATCCTCAAATTGAACGAGATGAGCACGTCGTCCGATTGGAAAAAGCGTGTGCTCGTGGCTGGCGGCGAATTGCTGGAGCGCTATAAGCTGCGCCGGGGAGCCGCGGATGCTGCAGCAATCGCCGATTTGAAGACCGATTTCTCCGGCCGCATCGTGGGGGACATGTCCAAATGATCGAGGCCCCCAAGACAACTCAGGAGAGCGCACCCGTAGTACTGACGGCCGATATGGCATTGACGCTCGCCAGGTCGGCTTATTCGGTATCAACAGACTACTTCGATACCAATATCCGCGCTCAGATCGAGCAGGATATGCGCCGCTTCAATTCGCGGTTCGGAACCGGCTCCAAGTATCTGAGCGACGCCTATAAATTCCGTTCTCGGGTGTTCCGGCCAAAAACCCGCGGGACCATTCGCAAAAATGAGGCAGTCGCGGCCGAGGCCATGTTCTCGACGCTGGACTTAATCAACGTCACCCCTCACGACGAGTCCGATGACTCAGAGGTCGCGTCAGCGGAATTGATGCAGAACATACTGCAGTACCGGCTGACGAAAACCATCCCGTGGTTCATGACCTGCATGGGCGCCTACCAGGATGCTCAGGTCACGGGCGTCGTGATTTCCCATCAGTATTGGCGCTATGACCCGGCGAAGAAAATCGACACTCCCGTCATCGAACTGGTGCCAATCGAGAATTTCCGCTTCGATCCCAATGCGTCATGGGTCGACCCGGTCGGGACCTCCCCGTATCTGATCCATCTGGTGCCGATGTACATCAAGGACATCAAGGCCAGGATGAAACGCGGTCGGTGGATACATCACGACGATGCGGCCATCAAGACGGCGATGAAGCAGTACGGTGACACGATCCGCCTCGAACGCGACGGCCAGCGCGTGGATGCCTCGACGACATCATCGGAGATCACCGACTACACCGTCGCCTGGGTGCATCGCAACATCATCGAGCATGAGGGCGTGGATTACATCTGCTACACGCTCGGCACGCAGTTGGTCCTATCCGATCCTGAGCCGTTGGCCACGGACTACGCCCACAATCGCCGGCCGTTCGTGGTCGGGCTGTGTGTGATCGAAGCGCACAAGCTCTATGCCTCGGGGGTGTCGCGGCTTGGCGCTCAGATTCAGGACGAGATCAACGAGGTCACCAATCAGCGCCTGGACAACGTCAAATTCGCTCTCAACAAGCGGTATTTCGTCAGGCGCAACAAGCAGGTGGATTTGCGCAGCCTGACCCGCAATGTTCCCGGCAGCGTAACGCTGCTGACTGACCCCGACCAGGACGTCAAGATCGTCGAGACCAATGACGTCACGGCGTCGAGCTACAACGAGCAGG